GTGAGAAAACAATAGAGGTTAGAAAGAAAGTATTAAAGGAGATGATTAAATGAAAATAACAATTGCTAATGATATAAAAATCGAAAATCCAAATAATGCGATAATTGATTATTGTAAGAATAAACTAACAATTGATAATCCTGATTTCATCGTTGCTCAAAAAGTCGGTAGATATACAGGCAATATGCCTAGAAAAATGAAATTATATGTACAAAATGGCGACACTTATGTGTTGCCTTTTGGCACTATAAAGGACATTTGGAAGGCTTCGAGGGGATTTGATTATGAGTTAAAAATTCACGAGTTTATAGGCTCAAATATGCAAGGGTGTATAAACTTATACGACTACCAAGAAAAAGCCTTAAAATCGCTGATTTTAGGTAAAAATGGAGTGCTAGAAGCCCCCTGTGGTAGTGGTAAGACGCAAATTGGATTACAACTTATAAAATCTATAGGTGGTAGAGCCTTATGGCTTACGCATACACATAAATTATTAGAGCAAAGCAAGGCAAGATGTGAGATGTATTTTTCAGGAGATTTTGGAACAATTACTGAAGGACAAGTTCGATTGGGTAAGGATATAACCTTTGCTACAGTACAAACGATGTGTAAGGTTGACCCAAATGTTTACCGAGATGAATTTGACATAGTAGTTGTAGATGAATGTCATCATTGCGTAGGAAGTCCTACAAAGGTTATGCAATTCTACAAAATACTTACAAATTGTAACGCTAGATACAAATATGGTTTAAGTGCTACATTGAATAGAAGCGATAATATGATGTGTTCACTATTCTCAATAATTGGAGAGGTATTATACACGATTGATAAGAGCGATGTTGGGGATAAGATTATAAAGGCTGAACACAGGAAGGTTGACGTATTATTGGATTACAATATGATGGACTATTTAGACACTGATGGTACGTTGAATTATACATCGTTGATAAATACTCTTTCATTTGATGATAGAAGAAACAGGATTATAATTGACAAGGTATTTGAAGAGTTCAATAACGGAAGGAAGCAGTTAATCCTGTGCCACAGGGTAAAACAGGTAGAAGAATTATCTAAACAAATAAGCAAGTTTGCCAAAGTAAATTCAATAACAGGCAAGGTAAATCAAAAGACTAGACAATATGATGGAGATGTAATAATTGCTACATACTCACTTGCAAAGGAAGGATTAGACATACCTGAACTTAACGTACTTCATTTGGCTACACCTCAAAAGAATGCTTCAACTACCGAGCAATCAGTGGGTAGAATTGAGAGAAACATATCAGGAAAGGAAACTCCAATTTGCTATGACTATGTTGACAACTCTATCTCATATTGTGTCAATTGCTACAAGCGTAGAAAATCAATCTTGAAGAAAAAATAAAAAAATATAAAAAAGTATAAAAAAGTAGTTGACAGGATATTTTATTTATGTTATGATTATAGTGTAAGGTTGATTAAGACCTTATAGAAATGAGGAAAATGATATGAATAAGGAAATGAGAAAGAGATTAGTTGAGGCACAGGATTTACTACAAAAGGCTTATGACTTGCTAGATGAAGCAAAGTCAATTGTTGAAGAAGTGTCAGGCGATGAAAGGGACAAGTATGATAATGCTAGTGAAGGACTACAGGCAACTGATAGATTTATGCAACTAGAAGAAAATGCTGATACGATGGATGATTTTGTAAGTGAGATTGAAGAGGCAATGGACACGATTGATGACCTACAAAATAATGAAACGTTTGATTTGTAAAGGGGGCATAGTTGTATGAAATATCAGGTAGAAATCAATGGTGTAGTAATTGCTGAATGTGGAACAAATGCGTTGGCTATTAAGATAGCAAAGATGGTAAAGGAAGAATATATGAGAAAAAGTCCGTTACCTGTAAATGCTGTAGTTTACAAAGATGGAGAAAGATTGATGGGGGTGTAAGATATGAAGCAATTTAGATACGTTGCAATTGGACAAGATAACAGGGTTGTTTATCTCGGTTGGTTTTATGCAAATATGAGCGTTGAGGTTATGAATGAAATGGCTGATAAAATGAATGAAGCCATTAAATCAGGATTACATAAAACTTGGTACATAGAATGGAGTGATTAAGCAATGAGAAAGGTTTATGATAATTTCTACAAAGTGTTAGTTTCAAAGAAAAAGGGAAAATTTTATGAGTTAGTATTGAAAGGCGACCACGGATTGATATTAGTTGCAATGGTTAATGTTGATGAAGGAGTAATCTTTGATTATAGACCTTGTTATAATTATTGCTACGCAAATAAGGAAGCCTATGATGAATGTTTAAAGAAAGCAATTGAGGTGTTGAAGAATGAGAAACATTAGTTTAGAGGATTATATGGAAGAAAGGGGATTGAGTGAACAACAGGTACTAGATACCTTAATGGCATTAGAGAATAGTTATGTTTGCAAAAATGATTTCCTGATTGAATTGGACGGAGATACTGCATATATTGAAACAATAGGCGACAAGAAGATGTCAGTAGTCGATGTGAATTTGAAGGTTGGATATATCGAGGTGAAGGCAATATGAAATGTTGTATTTGTGGGAAGGAAATGAAGGGTGCAGGAAATAATCCTTATCCTTTATGTCATAAAAGTGATTACAAAAGTAGATGTTGTAACAGGTGTGATTTATTAGTTGTTGAGGCAAGAATGGAAATTGTTGCTTATGGAAAATCCGTTGAAGAAGTGCAAAAGAAATATTTAGGAAAGGTGTGCGAAAGATGTTAGTATTTGACAAGGAAGCAGTTATTGAGGCAATTAAACTTGCAGGAAATGAGGACAAGATTACACAGGAAGTAATGAATGACCTGAACAATTATGATGGTTGCGAGGCAGTTAAATCAGGTTGGGACGCTTTAGTGTATGATAGGGAGTTATACATTGTAACAGGAAGAAATGGAAAAAGGTGCAAAGTTGAAAGACAATTTGTAAAAGAAAGTGAGGAATAATTATGAACCTATATCTTGCAAATAATGAAACTAAAGATTTGATTAGGGTTGGTTGTTGGAAGAACATAAAGCCATTACATAAGTTAATTGTAAATACCTGTGCCGATGGGCAAGATACGGATTATGACATATTGGTAAAGAAGGAACATCTTGAAACGTTACTTAAAGTGCTTAAGAATGCAAATGTGAACCCTGTGTACAAAGATGAAATCAAATATACAATCTCTTTATTTGAGGTTGTATTAGATTTCCTGAAGGACAGGAAAGATTATGTTGCCTTATACGAAAAGGGTAAGGGCTTGGAATAATCAAGGTGTGCCTATTACTCGATGTGTCGCTTATTGTAAATATCATAAATATTATCTTACTGAAAATCAATTGAAAAAGAAGGGGTGTTTGAACAGGAAGTGTACATTATTGGTAAAGTTAAAGCATAATTTTTGGGATAAAAGAAAGGAGAAGAAACTATGGAAAAAACAACATTCAAGGTTGAACTTGAAATAGAAGTAGCCTTTGATAATTTTGAGGGAATTGCTTCTACACCTTATACAAGTTGTGGTGCTAATGTTAATCTTAACAAAGATGTGGTTGAAGTATTCACTGATAAGGGAAGAATTGAAAATGCCAAAGTCAAGAAATTCGAGCGTTTAAATTGATAGGGTGGTAGATTATACCTATTTAGAACAAAAATTGAAAAGAAAGGAAATTTTATATGATAAAAGGGATTTTGTTATCTCCTACAGGAGAGCCTGAAATTGTAGATGTAAAAAAAGATTATAGAGATGTAAAAAGATTACTTGAAATTGATAGTCCTGTTACATTAGTTGAGCGTTGTATCGGGGGTAAGTATTTTGACCTATGGATAGATGATGAAGGACTATTTAAACAGGAGGAAGATGGGACTATTCTTGCTTGTGGTGTTTGTGATAATGCCCAAGAAATACTTGCAGGGAAAATCCTGATTGTTAATCATAACGGAGATGAAATGGCTTCTCTTACAAATCAGGATATGGAGTTGATTTGCGAAAATCTAAAACGCATAAACAGGGATTTTGTTACTGTCACTTATGAAACCAACATCGGAGTATTGGATATGAAGTTTGTTAAAGAGGGTGCAATCCTGAAGTATAGCGTGTAATAGGTAGATACTTTAAAATTCATTATGGTATATATACATATATGTATATATGCCATTTTTTTATTTGGTAGATACTTTTTGCCTTTTTTAAAAACCTTTTATGATATATGTTTCATATAAGAGAAGTTAAAAATGGGCAAAAGTGTCATAAACTATCTACTAAATGCTTGACATAATTAAAAAGATATTATAATATTTTAATAGATACTTGCATTGCAAGGGCGAGATTTTTTAATCTTGCGTACTCAAAAGAAGAGGTGATTTAAAATGAACATAGATGTTGAACGCATTATCCGAAGCGAAAATTGGCGTTTCGCAAAGACGTATGCAAACTCAAATCCACACGAATACATAGTAAGAAGCAAATGTACAAATGTGGATTTTTTTGACTTATTATGCGAATATATTAAAAACAATGGACATCTTGAATATTTTTATAATCATCGTGGTACTTATGTTTCAATCGGAGAATATACCTATTGGCAAATGGGCGATGTAATAAACAGGAGATGGAATGATATGTATATTGTAGATAAGAATACAAAACAAATTAGCAAAGTTGAAAATTGGAAGGAGTTGTTGAGCGATGGCAGAATATTGCACAGGTAGAAATGTTTTTGAAGCCTCATTAGATAGAATAAGATATTTGTATGATACATTCGATGAAGTTGTAGTTATGATGTCAGGTGGTAAGGATAGTACAGTTGTATATCATTTAGCACTTATGGTAGCGAAGGAGAAGGGGAAGTTGCCTTTGAAAGTATGTTGGTTAGACCAAGAATGTGAATGGCAAGCGACAGTTGACTATATGGATAGCGTAATGAGAAATCCTGATGTGAAGCCTTATTGGTATCAAATACCACTTGACTTTACAAATTCAATGCACCACGATAAAAACTTTATGCATATTTGGAATGAGGACGAAAAAGACAAATGGTGCCACCCTCAAAGCGATATATCAATTAAGGTAAATCCTACAGGCAAGAATAGATTTCACGATGTGATAGACGGATTACATCAGCATTGCTTTGAGCCTGATACCAAAAATGGTTGTGTAATTGCAGGAATAAGAGCCGAAGAAAACCCTACAAGAAGGTTGCTAGTAAGTGGTAATAAATCTCAAGGTTGGATTATGAAGCGTAAGGAGAAAAATAAATCAACCAAGTGCTTTCCGATTTGGGATTGGACATTCGATGATGTATGGATAGCGATAGCAAAGAACAAGTGGGCTTACAATAAGATTTATGACTATCAATACAAGTATGGAGTACCTAGAAGGCTTATGAGGGTATCAGCATTGATACACGAAACTGCTTGGAAGTCAATAGAAATGTTACAGGAGTTTGAGCCAAAAACGTATGATAGATTTACCCGTAGAATTGAGGGTACAAGTACAACAAATCATATGTTCGACCAAGATTGTGAAACTATCCCTAAAGAATTACCATATATGTTTAAGGATTGGAAGGAGTACAGGGATTACTTGCTTGTACATCTTGTAAAGAAGGAGTATTGGGAGTTGTTTAGAAATCGTTGGAAAAATCAATCAGGAGATGATTGGTATAAATTGCATTGTAAAGAGGTAGCAATAAATGACATAGATGGAACGATAAACCATAATCATAGTGTTGCTATAGGATTTAAGGAAAGTGCCAAGAAGATTAAGGAAAGAGATACAATGAAGTTAAAGGAGAAGATGAAAAATGATTAAAGACCAACCAATTAATGAAGTTCAATGGGTACCTGTGGAAAAGGTATTTGCAAATGATTACAATCCAAATAGTGTAGCAACTCCTGAAATGAAATTGTTATACATTTCAGTAAAGGCTGATGGCTATACTCAACCTGTTGTAACAATTTATGACGAGAAGAAAGACCGATATGTAATTGTCGATGGCTTCCATAGGTATTCAATAATGAGAAGGTATAAAGACATTTATTTATCTTGCGAGGGTAAATTACCCTGTGTAGTATTAAAAGGCAAAAAATTAGCCGATTTAATGGCTTCTACAGTACGTCATAATCGAGCAAGAGGAAAGCATAGCGTTACAGGTATGTCAAATATCGTAATGGAAATGCTAATGAATGGAGAAAGCGATGCTTCCATTTGTATGAAGTTAGGTTTAGAGGCTGAAGAATTGGTAAGATTGAAGTATATAACAGGATATGCTAAACTATTTGAGAACAAGGAATATAGTCAAGAGAAATACACTGATACACAGGTGGAGATGAAGAATGAAAATAATCGTTAGAAAAATGCCTGATATGGTACTTGATAAATCATTTGAACAAATAGAAGGAATGTATGAAACTTGTTTCAACGGAAAAGCAATGGAAACATTTATGAAGTCAATAGAAATGAGCCAAAATGAAGATTGCTTAAACCTAGAAGATGACATAATCCTGTGCGATGATTTTATGAATGAAGTGAACAAAGTTGTTACAAAATATCCTGATAAAGTGATTTCATTCTTTACTCTAAAGGATGTGAAGAAAACAACCGAGATGTCAGGAAGAACATTTTGTATGAACCAATGTGTTTATATGCCTAAATGGTTTAACAAAATCCTTCTTGACTACTATCCAAGATGGAAGCAAACTGAAAGAGGTAAAGCAAATCCAACAGGATATGACTATATGATGGGAGATTTACTTTCATTGTTAGGAGTAAAATACATCTTGTCAATGCCTTGCCTTGTTCAGCATATGGAAATGAAATCAAGAATAAATCCAAAGCGTAGTTCAAAAAGACAAACCAAAAATTTTAAAGGAGAGCAAAAATGGTAAAACTTAAAGAAACATTAAAATCAATGTTAAAAGACGGGGAAATTGAGAAGTTAATCAAATCCTCAAAGAAACAAGAAAAATTGAATATAAAGAAATTTTACAATGCTATAAAGGATTTTGAAGATGGAGATTGGGATAAAATCCCTGAAATGCTTTTAATTCAAGCGATAAAATCTTATACGCTATGGCAAGACATTTATTGCTATATGGTTATGTTAGATGGAAGCCAAAGTACCAAAGAAGCGTAAGCGTTTCATAGTTGGAGAAGAAGGCACATTCTATGCAACTGTATCAGGTGGGGAAGGGGACAAATGCCACTATCCTACAAGACTTGATACATATGGATGTGGATGTGCCCACGATTGCAAATATTGTTACGCAAAGTCATTACTTGAATTTAGAGGCTTTTGGAAGCCATATAATCCTAAAGTAGCAAATATAAAAGAAATTGAAAAAATCGTAAAAAAACTGCCTAAAAACAAGATTGTAAGATTAGGTGGAATGACCGATTGCTTTCAACCTTGCGAATTGAAGTACAGGGCAACTTATGAAACAATTGAGTTGCTGAACAAATATCGTATTGGCTACCTGATTGTTACAAAATCACATATTGTAGCAAATGATGAATATATCAAAATCCTAGATAAAGACCTAGCACATATACAGGTTACTGTAACAACTTTAGATGATGATTTATCCCTAGCGTATGAAAAAGCAAGTGTACCAAGTAAGAGAATAAATGCTATACTAAAGTTGCAAGAACAGGGCTTCGATGTGGCAATCAGGTTGTCGCCAATTATCCCTGAATTTATGGACTTTGATAAATTGAATTCTTTAGGAATAAACAAAGCCATAGTTGAGTTTTTGAGAGTAAACGCTTGGATAAGAAAATGGTTCAAGATAGATTACTCTAAACACATATTATTTGAAGGTGGTTATTATCATCTACCACTTGAGGAAAAGAAACGTATTATATCAAAAATTAAGATACCTTGCATAAGCGTATGTGAGGACGTAGCAAACCATTATGATTATTGGAAATATTGTTTCAATCCAAATAAAGATGATTGTTGCAATTTAAGATTTAAGGAGAAGAATGAAAATGAGTGAAGTAGAAGTAGTAAATGAAATTGTGATGAAGAAGTTAAATGAGATTAAGCCATACTTTAGAAATCCAAGAAGCAACGAAAAGACAGTTGAGATGTTAGTGAAAGTTATCCCACAGGTTGGATTTAATGTACCTATCCTGATTGACAAAGATGGAGTAATTGTAAAAGGACACGCTAGATACAAGGCAGCCTTCAAGTTAGGAATGGAAGAAGTACCTTGCGTTGTAACAAATGCTAGTGAAGAGCAAATCAAACTTGATAGAATTACGGACAACAGGATTAGTGAATTAAGTGAGTGGTTAGAAGAGGGCTTAATGCACGAAATTGATATGTTAGATATTGGATATGATAACATCTTAAAAGACCTAGATTTAAAGACCGATGTTATTGAAACTGAATTTGATAATACTGAACTAGAGCAAATCGACTTTAATGAGCCAAGCATTACTGATGAAGAGAAGCAAAAGATTTATGAGGAAATGTTAGCCAAGAAGGAAGAGGAAGCGAAGGCAAGGCTTGAAAAGGAAATCAAGAAGGCTGAAGAAAATCAAATTAAGGAGCAACTTCCAACTACCAAGAAATATGTTAAGTGCGTATGTAACAAATGTGGAGAAGTATTCTTTATTGATTTAGATAAAATTACAGTTGTAGAAATGTAGGTGAGGGAAAATGTCAAGAACTAAAGGAGCAAAAACAGGTAAATATGGAGCAAACATAGATAAATCACAATTTGAAAAGTTATGTTCAATATTATGTACTGAACAGGAAATTTGTGGCTTCTTTAGTGTTTCTCACGATACTTTGAATAGATGGTGTCATCAGGAATACGATATGACATTTACTGAAATATTCGAGCAAAAAAGTTCACTTGGAAAAATATCTTTAAGAAGAATTCAATTCAAACAGGCTGAAACAAATCCTAGTATGGCAATATGGTTAGGTAAACAATATTTAGGACAAACGGAAAAGGTTGAAGCCGAGATTACGGATAAAATTGAGGTTTCAAATGACGTACCTGAAGAGGATGATATAGATGAATAAAACACTATCAATGTATAAATTGATTGGAAAAGGCTATACAAGAGGATGGTGGACAAATTTCAAGGGAAGGTACAGGGTTTTCAAAGGTGCAAGAAATACAAAAAAATCATATGTTATAATTGGTTTGGAAGTCCTAGATAAAATCATAAGTGATAGTAGAAGAAATGTATTGATTTTAAGACAAATTGGAGCGAATAATAGATACTCAACTTTCTCAACTTTGGAAATGCTTATACATCTTCTTGAATTCGATAAATTCTTTAAGATAAATGGCTCAAATATGACGATTACATATTTGCCTACAGGACAGCAAATCATATTTGCAGGTATGTACCCAAACCCTACAAGAATAACCTCAATGCGTATGGCAAGAGGTTACTTAACGGATGTGTACGTTGAAGAGGCATTTGAGATTATTGATTATGAGGGTTGGAGAAAAGTTGATGGTACAATAAGAGGAAAACTTCCTGATGGATTATTCTTTCAAATTACATTTTGCTTGAACGCTTGGAATAAAAACCATTGGATTTATGAACACTTCTTTAAAGGAAGGCTAGAAGATGACCTAGATTATTTGTTAAACCATTCATATCAGGATTGGAAAGATGAAGATTTAATCCTAGATTATGGTAAAGGCTTATACCTACATACTTCAACCTATAAGATAAATGAATTTAGAGATATGGAAATTTATGATTTAGCAATGGAAGAATTAAGGAAGAAAGCACCTGAAATCTACAAGGTAGAAGGATTGGGGATGTGGGGAAATTCTACTGAAGCAACATATCCTGAATTTAGTGAAAGTTTGATAAGACCTAGACACGAGATATTGAATATGAGTTATGCCTGTTATGCAATAGGTATTGATACAGGATTATCTAATGGGCAAGGACAAATTAAGCACGGAAAAGATGTCAAAATCAGGAGTGCTACTACAATGCAACTTGTAGGAATAACGAGTGATTATAGTAAATTATGTCATATAGATGAATTCTTTTATTCAAATGAAAATGAACTCATTAAAAAGACCGAGCCTGAACTTATGGAAGATATTGTTGACACTTTGATAGAATGGAAAGAGAAAACATACTACTCTCACAGGGATTTAATGAAGGGAACAATTTTGGTATATGTCGATTGTGCTGACATAGGATTTAGGCAAGGACTTGAATTGGTAGCGAAGAAAAAGGGATTATTCAACATTATGTTTTTGGCTTCTACAAAAATAAGAATTCAATCAAGAGTAGATTTCATACGATTGATTATGGCTTGGGGAGAGTGCTTATATAGTGAGGCTTGTCCAAACCTGATACGAGAAACGAGAAATTCAAGAAGGGGAGAAAATGGAGAGGTTAGAGAGGACATTGATGACCACGCTATAAATTCAAGTGAGTACGCTTGGGCTCCGATTATCAATAGATTGAAGAGATGGAAGCAATTTAAAGAGCATTAGGTAGATACCTTATGATAGTTTTGGGCATTTTCTATAACTCTTATATAATTTTAATTTTCTTATAAAGAAATATAAAATGGGCAAAAAGTATCATAAGTATCTACTTTAAATTGCATTTTAAAAAATTTATTGTTATAATTTTAATAGTGAGGTAGATGGATATGACGATTTTTGAGAAGATTAAACAAAGAATATTAAATTTTTTAGGGCTTGAACATCTATCAAGTGACCCAAATAGCAACAGGTTTACATTCATAAATGACATAAATACTGTCAACTCTCAAAAACTAGAGGAAGTAAGAATTTGGTATGTGGGAGATAGCGATGAATTACAAAATTTTTATACAAACAGGGATTTAGGTGGAAATGCTAAAGAGCCTATTTATAATCGTAATAAGTGGCAATACTTTTGGGGAATTGCAGTTGAGGAAGATGTAAAGAAGGTACATAGTGGAATACCTAGAGCAATTGTAGATACACTATCAAATGCAATTGGTATGCCTGATATTAGTATTGAAGATGAAAAGAAAAATGAAGTTTTATCCAAAATTATGGAAGTGAATAATTTTACGAATAAACTTACACAGGAAGCAAGACCACTTACACTTGTTGAAGGTTGGGGTGGTTGGAAAGTCATATTCGATAAGGACATAAGTGATTATCCACTTTTTCAATATTACGAGGGAAAAGATGTTGAGTATGTAGTTAAATCAGGAATTATTATGGGTATGATTTTCAAGGATTACTACAAGTATAAGGGAAGAGATTATGTACTTTTGGAAACAAGAAGAATTTGTGATGGAAATTCCCTGATTGAATTTGAGTTATTCAGGTTAGAGAAGGATAATAGTGTAACAAAGGTTGCGTTAAATACAATTGAAGAATTAAGTCATTTACCCGAAGATGGATATTGCATAGAAGGATTAAAGAAGGTATTAGGTGTACCTTCAAAATATTTTTATGATGTATTTGACAAAAATCACGGACGTAGTATTTTTACAGGTAAATTAGATGTGTTTGATGACATCGACCAATGTTTATCACAGGCTTCTCAAACGGATAGGGTTTCAACCCCTGTTGAGTATTATCCTGTGGATGTGCTAGAAAGAGGCAAAGATGGACAACCTAAAATGCCTAAACGTTACAATAGACAATATGTTGAAAGCGTGGCATTCCCTGATGGAGATGGAAATCTTAAAGGAGAAATCAAGACCACTCAACCTCAATTAAATTTCGACCAATATATCACTAGATTTAAGTCATTGATAGATGTGGCAATTACAGGTATATTATCCCCTGCAAGTATGGGTATTGATATTGCTAAAAAGGATAACGCTGACGCTCAAAGAGAAAAAGAGAAGGTTACAATCTTTACTAGAAACAACGTAATTGACGCTGAAACAAAGCAATTAAAGGAATTATTTAGTTTAGGATTGATGATGAAAGAATATATGGACACTGAAAAGATTTCTTTGACAAATTATGATATTTCGGTTAAATATTGTGAATTTGCAAATCCTACATTCGAGGCTATGTCAAAAATCTTATTGCCTATGCTTACAAATGGTGGCATTTCCGTTGAAATGTATGTTGACAAGTTATACGGGGATAGTTTAAGTGAAGATGAAAAACAGGCTGAAATCGAAAAAATTAAAGAAATGCAAGAACGAGATAATTTGCAAATAGGAGATTTTGAAAATGAAGAGCCAATTAGAGATAGTGGACAAGAAGAAGAGGCAAATGACATCGAAACTGAAGAAATTAAGGAATAAATACATTGCTTCAATTTACGATGGCCTGATAAAAAAGAAGAATTTGGCTGAAATTCATAAGGGTATCAAAAATATCTCAAAAGTTGCCAATCAGGAAGGAATTTCTTATACAAAAAATATGGAAAAATTTGTATTAAATTTGGCAAGTAAAACTAAAAAGAAACTTGACAAAAATATTTCTTCACTTGACCTAGAAGGTGGAATAGAATTAGCAATTGCAAATTGGGTTTACGGATTTTTTGATAAACAGGAAGTATTTTCAAAAACAAATTCTATATCCTATGATGTAGCAACTCATTATGAAAGTGAACGCAAAGATGAATTGCTGAATTTGGAAGTCAACAGGAATAGACATTATGAAAATCCTAGAGTATTCTATTTGGCTTCAAGTCATAATGATTGTGCAAGCGACCATAAAGATTATCAGGGAAAAATTTACATAGATGAAAAGTGGAAGGATTTAGTAAAAGACCTTGAACTAAAGGTAAAAATTTTACAATATGTAAATGCCAATAATGTAAAAACTTTTCAATGGGTTATTGGAAAGCCTGTTTGGTTTATAACAAGACCTAATTGCCGACATTATATGAAATCCTTAACAACTGAAGATGTATTAGGGAATAGTGTTAGTACATTAACTAGAAATCATAAATTGCATACACAGGTTGGTAAGGAATTGACAAGAACAATTAAACACCCTACAAATAAAGGGTGGTATAAGAAGGAAAACATTGAAGATATTATCAAGAAGTATAAGGAAAGACTTGAATTTCATCAAGCATTGTGGGAAATAGAAAAATCTCAACCTTTGAAAAGGGCTATTGAGAAGGATAAATTGCTTATACAAAAATGGGAAAAGATGTTGCAAACAATTTAAAAATGATATAAAATAAAATTACTAGAGATAGCGAGGAAAAGACTATGCAAAATGAAAATGTAGTTGAAAGTCAGGAAAATTTAGAGCCAACTGTTACTGACACGGTTGAAAATGAAGCAGTAGAACAGGTTGAAACTACACAACCTGAAGAAAATCAGGAACAAGAAATTGAACCTGAAAAGTTGTTTACTCAAAAACAAGTAGATGACTTAATCAAGGCTAGACTTGAAAGAAGAACAAAATCACTTTTGAAAAGATATGGCGTAGAAACGTCCCAAGAATTAGATGACTTAATTGGAAAATCACAGGCTTACGATGTGATGAAGGAGCGTTACGAAAATATCAAACTTGAAAATGCACAATTAAAAGAAAGAAATGCTTTTTTAACAAAGGGTGTAAATCCTGATAGAGAAGATGATATTAGGGCACATTTTAAGGGCAAAGAGATTGAGTTCAATGAAGAGAATTTAGCCAAAGAATTAGAAACCCATCCTGAATGGCTAAAAGTCATTGAGGAAGACAAAACTCCAAAAACCACTATTAAGAAATTGGGAGTTGAACATTCGGAGCATAAAGTGCCTGAAAGTGAAAGTGAAAAAATGAATAGGATTTTCGGAGTTTAAAAATTCGAAAAAGGAGAAGAATGTATGAAGATTGAGGAAATCATTGCGAAGTACAAAGAAGAGGGTAAGACCGATGATGAAATCAAGGTAGAACTTGAGCAAATCAAAAAGGACATTGAAGCCTATTTAGGTGGCGGAGATGTTGACAAAGACAAAGAGGAAGAAGTGCATACTGAAGTCGATGAAGACGAGAACAAAATGCACGATGTATTTGGAATTTAAAAGGAAAAGGAGATTAAAATATTATGGCAAACAATTCATTCGCTTATATTGAAAAAATGCTACCCGGTGTAGTAGATAAAGTATTTGCATTAAATTCATTAACTGACGCTTTAATTGGTGGTAGTGAAATCAAGTTAGATTTCCTAGACGCTAAAACTGTAAAAATCTTTATGTTGGCTTCTACAGGCTTAACTGATTATGCAAGAGGTGGACACGGCTCAACTAACAAGCGTGGCTCAGCAAAGTCAACAACTGAAACTTTCACATTAACACAGGAAAGATATAGTGAAATCCCATTAGATAAGTTAGACACTTTAGATGATGGCGAAACTGTATTAGGACATCTTGCTAGTGAGTTCATTAGAACAAAGGTTGTACCTGAATTTGATACATATCGTTTCTCAAAACTTGCTTCTTATTGTTCAGCAACTATGGGAAATTTAATTGTTGAAACCATTTCAGCAAATACAATTATTTCAAAGTTCAATGCTGCGTTCAAGTGGATGGCTGAACAAAAAGTACCTGAAAGCGACCAAATCATTTATGTAAATCCTGAAATTATGGAGCAAATTAGAAATACAACTGAATTAGCAAAGAGATTACATCA